TTTTATTTTTTTTTGTTTTTTAATTTTTTTTGTTTTTTATTTTTGTTTTTGGTTTTCTCATTTGAATATAAATAATATTAGTTTACGTTATAAAAAATAATAAATTATAATTTATTATTATTAATGAAACGAACTATATTTTTAATAGTAATAATTTGTGTTATATTATATTTTCAATATCCATATGTTAATTACGAAAACAATAACTATGATATTTTACAATTTAATAATCCAAACAAAAGTATTTTTGAAAATATGCTTTCAGAAAAGAAAATTAGTATATTCACAAATATGCCAATAGATTTAACTTATAAAGATATTCAACCATCATATTTCACACCTGATTTTGTTAATGTATTAAATGCAAATAAAGACTTTTCCAATAATGTTTATAATCAACTAAATTACTATAATTTACCTTTGTGTATTAGTAAATCACATAAACTAATAGTGTTAGATAAAGCTTCACCTTTAACATTTCAAAATAATTATAGATTTTTATTACTTAATCTTAAAAATACAATAAAGATTTCTTTATTTTATCCATCCCAAAAAGATAATTTATATTTCAATAAAAATAATATAAGTACAATTGATTTCTATAACACAGATTACAACAAATTCCCAAAATTAAATGATGTTAAATTTATTGAAGTTTTATTACATCCGTATCAAATTATAAGTATACCATTTAAATGGATGTATATTTTAAATAATATTGATGAACCAGATACAATTTTATTAACATACACTAACGAATCTATATTTAGTAGAATTTTGAAAAGATAATCAATGATAATAATTCTTTTATTTTTATTTTTTATTTAAATTTTTTCCAATTAAAATATTTAAATGGATAGTAACGTAAATATTGGTTTGCTAAATATATCACCAATAGATGGTAGATATAAGAAAAAAACACGCGATTTAAATACATTTTTTTCCGAATATGGTTTAATTAAATATAGATTAATGATTGAAATACGATATTTAATTTTATTAATAAATATTCTTAAAATAGATGTTAGCAATAAAGATCAAGAAAAAATATACAATATTATTTACAAATTTAATTACAATGAAGCTAATAAAGTAAAAGAATATGAAAAAACTTGTAATCACGACGTTAAAGCAATTGAATACTATATTAGAGAAAAATTAAATGAGTTTAACTTACAAAGATTAAATTGTTACATTCATTTTGGTCTTACATCTCAAGATATTAACAATATGGCAATAACATATTCAATTAATGATTTTATTACATCATTTTACTACAAGAAATTAACTATTATTATTGATAATATTAATAAGTTAAGTTCCAAATGGAAACATATTGTTATGATTTGTAAAACACATGGTCAACCAGCAGTACCTTCCACATTAGGTAAAGAATTTAGGGTATTTTCTTATAGATTAGAAAAGCAATTCACCATATTACAGGATATTAAATATTATGGGAAATTTGGTGGTGCTATTGGAAATTTAAATGCACACTATTTTTCATATCCTGATATAAATTGGGATAGAGAATTTGATAAATTTGTAAGTTGTTAGAGAACAATATACAACACAAATTGATAATTATGAGAATCTAGCGGTTGTTTTTGATTGTTTAAGACGAATTAACACAATATTAATTGATTTTAATAGAGATATTTGGAGTTATATTTCAATTAATTATTTTGATCAAAAATTCGATATAAATGAAGTTGGCTCTTCAACAATGCCTCAAAAAATCAATCCAATAAATTTTGAAAATAGTGAAGGTAACTTAATGATTGCAAATAATTTATTGGATTTTATGTCAAATAAGCTACCAGTATCACGATTTCAAAGAGATTTAACAGATAGTACAGTATTAAGAAATGTTGGTACCATTTTTGGACATATTTTTATTTCATTTGATAATCTTTTAACTGGATTAAATAAAATAGTACCTAATGAACAAATTATTGAAAATGACTGTGATAATAATTATAGTGTTTTAAGCGAAGGATTACAAACTATTTTGCGGAAAAATAATATTGAAAATGGTTACGAAATAATAAAAAAATATTTTCGTAACAATAGCATAATTAATAAAGAAAAATTCGAAGAAATTATTAATGATTTAGTAAATACATTAAATATTAAAGAAGAAGATAAAATAAAATTAAAAAATTTAACCCATTACAACTATATTGGAAATGTAAATAAAAAATAATACTTTGTTAGATTTATATTTAAGTATTTAAAATATAGTTTTTATTTTTAAGCAAAGCTAATAATCATCATACGATATATTCGAACTAACACTATATGCATCCTTCCTATTTTTGTATGATTCTATTGATTCAATATCATCATATACATTTCTTCTACATATAGGGCATTCTTCTTTTCTTTCTAATGTACTTAATGCACAATTTTTGTGAAATTGGTGACAACATACATTCATTTTAACTATTTCTTCTGTTTTACAAATATTTTCTAAACATATTGGACAACAATTACTTTCATCTATTTTTTCAATTTCAACATTTTGTAACATAATTCTCTTTTTATACATTTTAACAGACGGACCTGTTCCTAAACTAAAAGTTGAAATATTTGATATAACATAGTAATTATTTTTAGTTTCATGATAACTAATATACATTATATTTGATAAATGGTTATCATTTATAATATCCTTTAATTCAACATTATCATGAAATCTATAATATTCGTATTCTTCTCTATTTTTTTTTCTAATATTATGTGGTAAGCATGACCCAAATAGTTTTCTCAGAAATTTCGGCATTATGGTTCCTGTTAAAAGTAATAAACAATTTAAAGTTTAGTGTTTAATGACTGATCATTTTTTGTGAGTTAATGTTATTCAATTTTTAATTAAAATTTATTTAAAATGATGACTCTATAATAATTAAAGAAAATGACTATCAATATTATTGTTGCGTATTGTAAAAAAAATAATGGAATTGGTTTCCAAAACACTATACCATGGCATCTGAAAAGTGAATTACAATATTTTAAAGAAGTTACTTCTATGAAAAATGAAGGTCAAACAATGAATAATATTGTAATTATGGGGAGAAAAACTTGGGATTCTCTACCTAGAAAACCTCTTCCAAATAGAACAAATATTATTTTATCAAAAAGCACAAGTGATGAATATAAATCTAATATTGAAAATGATTATAATGCTACCTATGTCAAATCAAACCTTATAAATTGTATCGAAGAAATTTATTATACAAATGGATTTGTTAATACAAATATATTTGTAATTGGTGGTGCCCAAATTTATGAGCAAATGATGATATATGCTGATGGTAAAGAATATAATATTAATATTTATGCAACTGAAGTTTATGAAGAATATGAATGCGATACATTCTTTCCTAAAATTGATAGTGATAAATATTACCTAAAAAGCGTGTCAATGTTTAAAGAAGAAAATGGTGTTTACTATAGACATAAACTTTTTAGACAATATGGTGATTGTGGTTTGGTAAATAACCAAATGGTAAATAACCAAATGGTAAATAATAATGAACCATGGGTAAATAATAATGAACCATGGGTAAATAAAGAAGAAATGCAGTATATGCATACATTAAGAGAAATTATGGAAGAAGGACAAGAAAATATTGATAGAACTAATGTTGGTACAAGATCTATTTTTGGAAAACAATATAAATATGATTTAAGAGACACATTCCCAGCATTAACAACTAAACGTATATTTTTTAGAGGTATTTTCGAAGAATTAATGCTTTATTTAACAGGGAAAACGGATAATAATATTTTAAATGAAAAGAAAATTCATATTTGGGATGGAAATACAACTCGTGATTTTCTTGACAAAAGAGGATTAAGACATTATCCAGCAGGAGATATGGGTGAAACATATGGATTTAATTTTAGACATTTTGGTGCTAATTATATTGATTGTAAACAAGATTATACTGGTCAAGGAACTGATCAATTGGCTAATGTATTGCATTTGATTAAAAATGATCCACATAGCAGAAGAATAATAATTAATTTGTGGAACGCCGGCACATTGGGTAATGCGGCACTTCCAGCATGTTTATGTATGTATCAATTCTATGTGAATACCAATAAGAAAGAACTTAACCTTCAAATCTATATTAGAAGTAGTGATTTCTTTTTGGCAAATAATTGGAATGCTTGTACTGGTGCGTTATTTGTTCATATGATTTGTAATTTAAAAGATATTGATTTAACACCAGGCACCCTAACAGTTGTTACAGGTGATACACATATTTATAATAGTCATAGTGACCAAGTAAAAGAAAATTTGGAAAGAACACCTAGACCTTTTCCTAAACTTGTTATTAAAGAACCAAAAGAAACACTACAAGATTATACTTTTGAAGATTTAAAACTTATTGATTATACACCTTATAAAAATATTAGTGCTCCAATGGCTGTATAATTTTAGGTCAAACTATTTTTGAAAATATGAAATATAAAATATGAAATATAAAATATGAAATATAAAATATGAAATATAAAATATGAAATATAAAATATAAATATCAATATAAATATCAATATAAAGTTTATATTACTATAATATTATAGTTTTATGCAACAAGGTATACTTATATTTTTATTAATATTTTTGTTTACTATATTTATTATAATACCAATTATAAGTTATATAACTTCATGCTTTTCATGTAATTGTTTTAAATGTTGTAAAAGGAAATCAAAGGTAATTTATTATGAACCAATATAGTTATTTATAAGTTAGTTATTTATATGTTATTTGTTTATATTTTATTTATTTTCTATGTTATTTGTTTATATGTTGTAAATTTAAAATAATAAGATTATAGTTTATTATATTTGATTTAATATTATTAAGATTTTGATAAAGATTAAAATAGCTTAAAAAAAAATATGAAATAATATTATATGGGATTACTAAGAGCATCAATAATATTTGTAGTAGGATACTTTACTATTAATGTTTTAAATAAAGAAAAGGCAAAAGCAATAAATGATATTCCTATTTTTGGACCAATAATAGAACCCCAAGTTCAAAAAATGTTAAAGGAAAATAAACCTATGTTATTACTGTTTATTATTTGTTTAATTGAATTTATCTTATAAAAAAATTACTTATTTATTACTCATTTTAGTTTAAAATTTATTGTTTAAAATTTATTGTTTAAAATTTATTGTTTAAAATTTATTGTTTAAATTTTATTATTTAAATTAAGTTAATTTACTGTTGTATTAACATGAACTTTTTGTGCTCGTCCAGATGGATCATATGATACACCTTCCCAATCTGTTCTTGGAATCCATCTTGGTACAATATATTCTCGGTTAGGAAACAATGTATCAAAAATCTTTCTATAATATAATGCTTCTTTTGTCTTTGGAACATCATTTAAATAAATATTTTCTACATTAGCAAATTCTTTATCACTAATATTTTCATTACAAAATTCTTTTAAACCATCAATCCAATTATATCCTACACCATCAGAAAATTGTTCTTTTTGACGCCAAAGTACTTCATCTGGTAAATATTTATCTACAGTTGAATCAAATGCTGATCTTAAAACATATTTTTCAACTTTAGTATCTTTATTCAATTTCAATGATGGTTGAACACTCATTGATGTTTCCAAAAATGATTTATCCAAAAATGGAACACGAGCTTCAATACCCCAACTCATTGTTGATTTATTTGCTCTCAAACAATCAAAATGATGAAGATTATTTACCCTACTAATACATTCCTCATGAAATTGGGTATCATTTGGAGCATTATGAAAATACAAATACCCACCAAATACCTCATCTGCTCCTTCTCCAGAAAGCACCATCTTAATTCCAAGTGATTTAATCATACGCGACAATAGAAACATTGGTGTACTTGCACGAATTGTTGTTACATCATATGTTTCTAAATGATAAATCAAATCACTTAGACAGTCAATACCATCTTGTACGGTAAAATTAATTTCATGATGAATTGTTCCCAAAAAATCAGCTACCTTTTTAGCATAAATTAAATCAGGTGCTCCTTTCAATCCTATTGAGAAACTATGAAGATTTGTTCCCCAAACAGAACCTTGTTTGTCAATTATTTTCTTTGTAATTGATGCAATCAAACTTGAATCCAAACCACCTGACAATAGAACACCAAATGGAACCTCTGCCATTAAACGCTTTTTTACCGATGAAATAAGAGATTCACGAATCCTTGTTTTGATTTCTTCTTCATCATATTCTTTAAATGATCCTTGTAAATACAATGGATTATAATATCTTTGCACACTATCCATTGTCATTGTATTATTTCTTTCATTTACAATGTAATGTCCTGGTGGGAAAACATTTACATCTTGACAATCATCAATAATAGATTTCATTTCTGAACAAACATAATAACAATTTGTTGTCTTATCAAAACCATGATATAAAGGAATAATACCTATTGGATCTCTGGCCACAAATACAACATCATTTACCTTATCATATAGTACAAACGAGAAAATACCATCCAACATTTTTACAAAATTATTTCCAAATTCCTTATATAAATAAATAATAACTTCACAATCACTTTTTGTTTGTGGAATATATTTATTATGCAAAACAACATCATACAATTCTTTGTAATTATAAATTTCACCATTAACCGATAAAACTACACCCAAATCATCATTTACAATTGGTTGTGATCCAGAATCAATACCAACAATTGAAAGGCGTTCGTGGCAAATTGCTACATTCCTTTCATTATCATAATGAATACCACTCCAATCAGGTCCTCTATGACGAATACGTTTAGATAAATCAATATAATATTGTCGAGGTTTCATTACAGATTTTGTTTCGGTTTTATCATTACATATACACGCTAGAATACCACACATTTTGAAGTTTAAATAATTATATATATTCATGTATTGTTAAATCAATTTTTAAAATTATTATTATTTAAATAACAACGTTTTCTTTGAATTTTTGTATTTCATCTAATATATTTATTAATCTATCAAATAATTCTTTAAAGAAAAATGGTACCAAATCTTTGTATAATATACGATTATTCATTTTATTTTTTATTTCATTACACCAATCTTCATATGATTTATCTGAACTTGGACTTTGAAATCTTTTTAAAACATCAAGCATATAAAATAATTTCCCTTCTAAGTATGAATAATCTAATGTGTCATTTTCATTTTCCCTTGTTAACATATTATTTAGAATTTCCAAATCTAAAACATCATGTATTTCATTTTGAACTTGTAAATTGTTAGGTATACAGTCTATAAACATCTTCTTTGTTTTTTCAACTAACTTTAATATGGTATCTTTGAATTTGTCTTCGCAGCTTATTTCATATTTTATTTTTTGCCAATATAATTCTTCTTGGACTTTTTGGTAATTATCATAATTTGTTTTCATAGAATTAAAATACTCTAATTCTTTTGGATCATTCATATATTTAACATTTTGTTCAATACAATTTAATTCTTTTATATACGCATTTTTAATTATTAAATTATTACTTGGTTTACTATTATTATTATTATTAATATTACTATTATTATTAATATTACTATTACTATTACTATTACTATTATTATTACTATTACTATTACTATTACTATTACTATTACTATTACTATTACTAGGATTACTATTATTATTACTATTACTATTACTTTCGTTTTCTGATACTATGGCTCCTTCAAGTAAATCGATATTAACTTTTAATTCAAAATAGTCAATTAATAATTTTTGAGTATTTATTCTTTTATCTAATATTTCCCATTTATTATAAATATTAATAAATTTACATAAATTATTTACTAACATTATTAGTTTAACCTTTTTGAACTTATATTTAAAAATATTTTTTATAATTTTATAAATTTCATGTGATATTTTTTTTAAATCACTATTGTATTCAGTATTATTATTAAATACAATGTTATAAAAGCTATTTCTATGTGTAAACAAAGAAACAAACATAATTTTTAAGGTTTTATAGTTTATATCAACTAAGGCATTTTTATCTAAAAGATTTTGTGTTTTTAATAATAAGAATATGTCATTTATTAATAATTTAAATATTCTCATTTTTTTTCTATTACACAAAAGTCTTAGGATTTTATCATAATCATTATACTCTAAAAATTTTGTTTTTTTTAGTTTTTTTAATAAGAAAAATATTTTTAAATACAAAAAAGAAATAGATTTAGTATCCATTATATATTATTTATAAAAAAAAAAAATAAGTTTATTGTGTTCCCGGATGTTGATTTGCTGCCTTCTTTAATTTATTTCTATCTCCTATTCCACCAATATTAAATTCTAAACACTGTTTATTATCCCATAAACTCTTTTTATTATTATTATAATTTATAATATTTAAATAACATCCAGGACATGGTAATGCAAACGCTCTAAAAACATTGAGATAATTTGGTGCTGATTTTCTTTTTAATAATTCAGATGAAATTTTTTCTTCTTTTTCTAATAAATCAACAATATTTATTGTTTTATCAACTTCATCTGTTTCCTCATAACTATAATTTGGATGATAATTACATATTCCAACATTCATTTTTCCTTTTGGATAACAACTTGTTCCAAAATTATTACCTTTCCCTATCCAATATGCAATAGCACCAATTATATTACTATGTAATCCATGTTTATGTAAATATGAAAATATTTTAGACTCTGAACATATACTTCCACTATTACATGCTACTAATGGTTTTAATTTTTTATCCTCTTTAAGGAACGGTCTATAAGACCATGATTTCCCAAAATTTCTTCTTTCATTTATATATGTTGAATTAAAGACAAAATTTACAACTAAATCTTCTGGTAATATCTTTCTATATTCATTATACATTTTTGCTGTTATTTTGGTATTTTTACCTCTTTCTTTTGGTTTAATAAATGTTTTATCATAAGTATTCTTTTCGGCAAAATTACGATATCCTTGGTTATATGATTTACAACTTGTTATTCTACCGATATCATCTTCTTCAATATCTAATAAATTTATTCTTCCTCCAGCATAACTATAATTATCATTTTTATATTCATTTTTCATACCTATTCTATTTTCAACATATTTATTTTCAAATAACATAATTTCAATTATATGTAATAATTTTCCTAATTTATCAAAGAAATCTTCGTCAGTTGGTGTATAGGGCTCTTCAGAAATTGTTATATAAATTATATTCTTTTTATTATTTAATTCAATAACACTTGCCATCATATTAAATAGATTACCACTATTTTCATTATATATTATGTTTTCATTGTACAAAGAATATAAAAAATCATTTATAAGTTGAGTTGGTTTTCCATACCTAAACATTGTATCTTCAATATTTGTTGATTCTTTTATTTTATCTCTTAATTCATTAAAATTTAAACGAGCTTTAGCTGTATTTAAAACTCTATATTGATTAACACTTAATGTCTCTGGGTCAGCTGATGGATATTGACCAAGACTCAATAAACTTTTATTTGAATTTTCTTTTGTACTAGTATTAGTACTAGTATTACTACTTGTATTTGTATAAGTATTATTATTAACAGTATAAAATAAATTAGAACTATTTGAAGATGATGAATTTGAACTAATTATAGATGATGGATCAATTGTTGATGTTCTAATACTAAAATCTTTCTTTGTTCCAGCCTTTTTTTTTTTTATTTTTTTAGTTCCTTTTATTTTTTTAATTCTTTTTATTTTTTGAGTTTTTTTTTTTACAAATTGATTTGGTTTTCTTACTTGTTTTTTTATATTTTTCCTTGAATTTGATTTATATTTATAATTTTTCTTGGAAACCATAATTAAAATAATAATAGAAAAAATTTTAAACAAAAAATATGTTTTTATAATATATAAATAATGGAAAACCAAGCATTAGTATCTAATAATATAAATAAAAGTGATAACGCAGTCAAAGTTTCTTTTTATGTTACTTACTCATTTTTACTTACTACTGCTACAATTACATTTATTGAAGCAATGAGAAATAAGGACTCTAAAATTAGACACATTCTTAATTTAGAAACATGTATTTCAATTGTAGCAGCATTTTTCTATACTCAATTTATTAAAAAAATAAAAGAAACAAACGAAGAAAACAAAGAAATGAATTATAGAGAAATAAATTTTACAAGATATACTGATTGGATGATTACAACACCTATTATGCTTTTAGTACTTTGTTTAGTATTTGTCTACAATTCCAACACCCAATTAACAGCATTAATGTATTTAATTATTTTAATATTAAACTATTTAATGTTGGGTAGTGGTTATGCAGGTGAATTAAATGTTATAAGTAAGAATGAAGGGTTGGTATGGGGATTTGTATTCTTCTTCGCATTATATGGATTAATATACTACAAATTCTTATACAAAAATTACAATAGAGATAACCAAATGATATTTTGGGCTTTTGTTATCTTTTGGTCTATTTATGGTGTAGTATATAAAGCTAATGAAAAAATCAAAAATATAAGTTACAACTATTTAGATTTATTTTCTAAATGTTTTGTAGGTATATTTTTCTGGGCTTATTTGGCAAAAGTACTTAAAGTTTTTTAATTTTTTTACTTAAAATTTAGTCTTTTTTATCATATATAATATGCTGAAAAATTTAGGGATATTGTCTGTATTTTTTACATTTTTACAATGTGTTACTGTAAATTGCTTGGATAATGGTTTTACAACAAATTTTAGATTAGTTGACGATAAAGTATTTAGTACTTCAAATAATGAATCATTTATTTTAAATACTTTTGAAAACTCAAGTACAAATATTTGTGAAATAAGATGTATAGCTGATAATAAATGTTCTGGTATATATGAAAATAACCAAAGTGTTTATTATTGTAATACATTAAGTAATTTAGGTAATCTACAAAATAGTGATGAAAATGAATATAGTTATGTTAAAGTTATTAATTATAGTAATACATTAAATAAAAATTCTACTTTAGTTATTTATTTAACAAATATGATTAATAATAAATTAGATTTAAACAATATTAATAGTACAGTTTATATTGATATTAACCATAATAATTTAAATGATGATAATTATTCAATAAATTTTACCCAAAATGATTATGTAAAATATTTTAGAAATCTTCATGCTGGAGTATATGAAATTAGACAAACAATTACTACACCTGGTTGTCATCAAGGATTTCCAGGATTAAATGGAAGTTATTTAGATGTTTATTCTAATGGATATGTAAGTCATGTAATTAATTATTATCATGATGGTCATTCTGGGTTTAATGATTTTGAAAATATTGGTAATCCACATGGTGGTTATGTTGATTCAAATACACTATATTATAATGGTAATTTTAGTTTTTTGCTTGGTAATAACAATAATACATATTTAAGTTTTTATCCAGGTGATAATATTACATTACACTTCAATAATGATTTAGTTTTTGATAGTGATGGTGTTGACATTTTATTCAATATTTATAATAATACAAATACAAATAATTATGCTAGTGTATTTGGTGGACCATCATTAGATAATATGGGATTTATTGACTATTTAAATTATAGTTATTTTGAATTCGACTTAGCAAATTATAATGTAGATTTACCAATACGTTATTTAAAATTACAATTTTATGGCGATGAAAGTGTCAACTTTAATTTAAAAAATATTTTATTTAATAAAATCAGAAGATATATTGGAAATAATGAAAATGTTTATCATGTAAAATTAAATGAGAATTCAACAAATTATGTTTTTATAATAAATTATTGTGGCAATTTAAGTTGCAACAATTATTGTGATTTCAATTTATATAATAACGCCGATTATTATTCATGTATTCATGGTTGTTTAATGTTTGAAAGATACCATTATTGTGATTGTGAAACAAGCCAATTTAAAGAAACAATATTTAATTATTATGGTTATCAATATAATCCAAATTATTGTAATTTTGCGTGTGAATATTCTTTTGATGAATATTTAGGACCAAATTATACGGTTATTATGAATACAAGAATTTCTGATCATTCAGCATTAGCAATTAATTTTAATAATAGAGATTTATTAGATATTTTAATTGATGAATGTGATGAAAATTATGAATGTATTGGAATAAGTTTAGGTGACGAAACAGGTTATATTTCAAATGAAACATCAGATAATTCATTTGAATCAAACCACTCATTTATTTCTATTTTAAGGAATCTAGTACCTGAAACCAATACAATGACTACTTCGCAGACTACTTCGCAGACTACTTCGCAGACTTCTACGCAGACTACTTCGCAGACTACTTCGCAGACTTCTACGCAGACTTCTACGCAGACTACTTCGCAGACTACTTCGCAGACTTCTACGCAGACTACTTCGCAGACTTCTACGCTGACTTCTACGCAGACTTCTACGCAGACTACTTCGCAGACTACTTCGCAGACTACTTCGCAGACTTCTACGCTGACTTCTACACAGACTACTTCGCAGACTACTTCGCAGACTACTACTCTATCAACAACACCAATAATAACAAATATTTTAAATAATAATGGTAATGGTTCAAAAGAAGAAAATTCATTTAACTATTATTATATTATAATTATTGTTTCTATTTTGTTGGTTTTAATATTGGTAGGTTTTACTTTATACAAGGTTCAACAAAATAATAGTAAGGTTTCTGTATCTGAAACTCATAATCCACCAAGTTTTTCAAATCCAATTTATAGTACAGAACCATATAGTTCAAATATTAATGATTATGATGACGTATTTGGAGAACCTAATGATAATGATGTGTCTGTTTTATATCAAGATGTTATTATAAGAGAAACAAGTGTTAGTGAAATAGATTATTTGGATGTTCACCCACAAACTCCAAGTCCAATTTATTATACTCAGGAAAATACAAACTTGTAATAAATAAATTTCAATCAATAAATTGTAAACAGTTATAATATTTAGTTGTTACACTGTAAATAAAAATAAGAATAGAATAATAATAAATATTTATAAAAAATATTTATAAAAAATATTTAAAAACATTTTGATAGAGAAATATAGAAATCTTCAATATAAACATGTGGAGTAACTATTATTTTAATGAATCAAATTTAGTAAAAGTAAATTTCAGTGGTAATATTGCTGATACAGATGATTTTAATAATTTTATTAATCAATGGAAAGATTTATATGCTGAAAAAAAGGAATTCTCATTTGTTTTTGATACAATAAATACTAGCTTTGTAAATCCTTATTATTCATATCTAATGGCTAGTTTTATTAAAGAACTTAAAAAAGAAACTAAGCAATATTTGAATTTTAGTGTTATTATTGTGAAAAATTATGCTATTAGAGTTCTTCTTAATATAATATTTGCTATTCAAAAACCTGTTGCACCAGTATTCCTAATTAATAATAATGATAGTAATAAAGAAATAATTAATGAAATCTTAAATGTTAATAGTGAAGAAGAATTAAAAACATTGGTGGAAAATAACAAAACTAAATTTAGTATTGTAAATGTTTAGATATACTTATTTTTATTTTTTTTATTTTTTAAATTTAATAATATTTTTTAAATATTGTGTAAACTATGTAACTAACACCATTAGTTTCTTATAATTACTAATAAATAAAATAATAAAATAAAAAATAGAATAAGATTAATTAGATTATATAAATTAGATTATACTAATTGGATTAGAATTAATTATTTACAACATTGTCAAAGTTTTTATTTGTTTTTTCATGAAAGTTAGAATTGGCATCTAAATCTATTTCAATAATTCTTTCTTCTTTTTCATCAAAAATTAATAAATACACCATAGAATTTGGTGCTACTTCTTTTCTATCTAAAATGTTTTTTCTTGTATTTATGGGGAAATTTTTATCATCTATAAGTAAATAAAAACAATTCATTTCATTTTCTTTGGTAAAATCAATAAATAAAACACCAAACCCCTTTGATTTTCTTTCTTGGATACTAATTTTAATCAAATCATCCATTCTTCTTTCAACAACATTTAAATAACCATCCATTTTATTTATTTATAGAAATTATTATATATTTTTACTTAAATTATTTTAAAAAATAAAAACTATTTATATTAATGAACATTTTTATACATAGAAGAGATTTACGACATGAAGACAATACTACCCTTCTCAAAATGAACGAAAAATACAATAATATAACCCCAATATTTATTTTTAATTCAAATCAAATTTATCCAGAAAAAAATAAATATTTCTCAAATAATTTAGTAGAATTTCTTATCGAAAGTTTAATTGAATTATATGATAGTTACAAGAAGAAGAAAATAGTTATGCAGTTTTTTGAAGGTGAAATTATTGATATTTTAAATAAAATTCATAAAAAACACAACATAAACTCTTTAGGATTTAATAGCGATTATTCACCATTTTCTAAAAATCGTGATAATACAATTATAGAATGGTGTAATAAACATAATATTGAAGTTTTTAATGAAGAAGATATGTTATTGAGTTCAATAAATAATGGAAATAGCTTAAATCCAAATACCCAAAAACCATATGTTGTTTATACACCATTTATGAAAAATTTAATGAAATTTGATGTAGATAAATTAAATAAAAAGAAAGTAAAATTTAATAGCACAACAATTAATATTTCGGAACGTGAAGTAAATAAAGAACAATTAAATAAATTTTATATTAAAAATCCTGATATTCATGTAAAATCTGGACGCAAAAAAGGAATAGAAATACTTAAAAATATAAGTAAATTTTCACATTATGATACTAAAAGAAATGACTTATCTTATAGTACAACCAATTTATCAGCTTATATAAATATGGGTGTTGTGTCTATAAGAGAAGTTTATTTTAGTGTAAAAAATAGTCTTGGGAAAAACAATGGTTTAATAAGAGAATTATACTGGCGTGATTTTTATTACAATATTTTAAACTATTTTCCACACGTTATAGGAAATTCTTTTAAGGAAAATTACGATCAAATCAAATGGAAAACAAATAAAAAACATTTTGAAGCATGGAAAAATGGCACTACAGGTTTCCCAGTTGTGGATGCAGCAATGACACAATTAAATACTACTGGTTATATGCATAATAGAGGAAGAATGATTGTTGCTTCATTTTTAACTAAAGATCTTATGATAGATTGGAGGGAAGGCGAAAAATACTTTGCTACAAAATTAGTTGATTATAATATGTCAGCAAATAATGGTGGTTGGCAATGGGCAGCAGGTACTGGTACCGACGCACAACCATACTTTAGAATATTTAATCCTTGGACACAATCTGAAAAATTTGATCCAAATTGTACATATATTAAAAAATGGCTCCCAGTTTTAAAAGATATACCGAATAAACATATACATAACTGGAATAAATATTGTAACGATTATAATATTGATTATAATTGTCCTATTATAGAACATGATAAAGCTAGAAAACAAGCATTAGACTTGTATAAAAAATATTTATAACTTCGTGTATAAAAAATATTTATAACTTCGTGTATAAAAAATATTTATAACTTCGTGTATAAAAAATATTTATAACTTCGTGTATAAAAAATATTTATAACTCCTATTTATTTTATTTAATAAATTATTTTTTTTTTTTTTTTTTTTTTTTTTTTTTATTTTATTTTTATTTTTTTTTTTTTTTTTTTTTTTCAAAAAAATATTTTTTTTTTTTTTTTTTTTTTTTTTTTTTTTTTTTTTTTTTTTTTTTTTTTATTTTTTAATAAATTATTTTTTTTTTTTTTTTTTGATTTTTGATTTATCTACCTTCAATAATATCCATCAACTTAAATTTCAATCTTTTAATAATATCTTTATTTTTTATAGTTTCAAATTTTTCTAAGAAAATAAATCTATTTTCCTTTTTAATACTTTCTTGAATTGTTGTATATAATTTACATAAACAAATAATTAAATATTCAACATCATCACTCTTTGAATCCTTTTCTAACTCTTCAAATAAATTATCAAAAAACATACTTATACTTATTTGTAATGTTTCATATTTAATCATTTTATTTTTAAATAATTCACCAATAAATTGTGAATAACCCTCTATAAATTTCTTACCTTTAATTTCTTCGCAAAATTTATCATATTTAAGTTGCTCTTTTTCAGCTGGTGTCATATTTGATTCAGATTTAGCAGGCGTCGCATCTGATGCTGATGTTGTTGCTTCTGATGCTGATGTTGTTGCTTCTGATGCTGATGTTGTTGCTTCTGATGCTGATGTTGTCGCTTCTGATGCTGATGTTGTTGCTTCTGATGTATTAGAATCTTTATTTGTAACATTTTTAAATTCAGCACATTTTTTATCAATCAAATCACGAATCTGAAATTTTTTATCCAACATATTAAGCAATTTTACATAATGTGGACAATAAACGGGTTGAAAAACAGCCTTCTTAAAAATATTATTTATTGTGAAAAATATTAGTTCCTTTAACATTTCTGATGTATTTTTTTCATTTTCTAAATAACCTATAACATTGCCACTAATTTTATCAAAATTAACAGGAGACAATTTATTTAAATTACTATTTATTTCATTACAATATTGTTCTATTAAAGTTAAATCTTTCTTTTTAATAACAGTTGCTGTAATTCTCCAACTATTTGCAAATTTACTCTTTTTATCGATTTTTTCAAAACTATTTTGTATACTACTTTTGGCATTTTTATTTATTTTTTGCCTTATTAAATTCAATTTTTGCTCTATATTATCTAATAAGATGATATCACCGTCAAATTCCGATTTATAATTATAAAAATCTTCCTTTGAGTACTTTAAAAAATTCAATTGAGATAATACACTATTCATATACCTAAATTAATTACTTAATAATCTTTTAAGTATTTAAAAAATAACAATTTTAGTTTAAAAAATAAAATAAAATATAAGATATTATTATATATGATAGAACTATATTTAGCTATATTACTCTTTGGAGTAGGAACATATTTCGGTAGAAATACAAAAAGACCAGTCATGAAAGATATGGCAGTTATTAGAGACAAAAATATTGACTACGAAAATTCAAATTCAAATTCAAATAATAATAATAATAATAATAATAATTCAAATGGTTCATCTAAGAAAAAGAATCCTAAAAATCTTGTAGTTTATAGTAAATCTAATGAAAAAGGTGTTTTAGAATTGGAAAAAGAATATAGAGAAAAATTAGATTCAAAATGTAGAGAAATTCTCCCAAGAGATTTCAATGGTTTACTCAATAAAAAATCACAAGAAGAATACGAAAAACGTAAACTTTCAGAATTAAATTATAATGAAGAAGTTGATAACGAAATTTTAAAATATGAACCAAAAAACAATAAATTTATTAAAAGTAAATTAACTGGCGGAAATATCCCTATAAGTAAATTTACACACTCAAGCACAGTTGCAAAGGATGGTAACACTGAAGATGATACAATGAGTAATTGGGCATTACCATATTTTGGTGGTAGGGCGACTCAATCAATGAAAGTAGAATCCTTCCAAAATAAACTCGAAACATTTACAGGTACATCTCAATTTAATTTCCATAAAAAAGAAACAAAACCTCTCTTTGTTCCAAACAAAAACGTTTCATTTGTAAATGGAACTCCAGTATACAACGATGATGTTAAAAATCGTTTTGTTCAATCAAACTATAGAAATACAGAATTACCATTTGAACAACAAAAAGTTGGAAGAGGTGTTGGACAAAATTATGGAAATAAAGGTGTTGGTGGTTTTCATCAATTTGAAATCCAAGACATTGCTAAACCAAAATCAGTCGATGAACTTAGGATATTATCTAATCCAAAAACAACATACAAACAACCAGTATTAACTGGTAGTGGTATTTCTGGGAGAACAGCCAATTCAGATGTTAAGAAATATAGACCAGACAAATTCTATACAAATAGTCCAAGTAGATATTTCAAAACTACTGGAGCTGTTATTAAAGAAAAGGCACCAGAACAATTTATTTTAAAAAGTACTGGAAGGTCTATTTCCAAACAACTTGTTGGTGCTGCTGCTCCAGCATCTAATATCAAACCATACAAAACCCCAAATTTCAAGAGATCTACAAGAAATAATTATGTTACTACCGGAGTTAGAAATTTACATGTTTCAGGAGCTTGGGTAGAAAATGGTGAATTATCTGATTATGGTAAGAAAGCTATAAAATTAGGACCAAATGAAAGAGATACAACACAAAACAAACCTCAAACTCTTAACTTGGTAGATTCTGTTAAAGCAATTGTTGCACCATTACTTGACAAAATGAAGAAAACTAGAAAAGAAAATATTATAGGAAATCCAAATGCAGAAGGTTATTTGGCTGTAAATGTACCAAATAAACAAACAGTATATGATCCAAACGATATTGCTAGAACAACAATTAAAGAAACTACACTCCATGAGACTGGTGATCAAAATGTTACACATATTAATAAACAAACAATATATGACCCAAATGATGTTGCCAAAACAACTATTAAAGAAACTACACTTCATGAAAGTGGTGACCAGAACATTACATATATAAATAAACAAACAATATATGATCCAAATGATATTGCCAAAACAACAATTAAGGAAACTACAATTCACAATACTCAAGATTCTGGTATAAAAGGTCCAATGAAAATGACAGTATATGATCCAAATGATATTGCCAGAACAACTATTAAAGAAACAACACTCCATGAAAGTGGTGATGGTAACCTTCGTCCAACACGTCCTGAAAAATCACCAAATTATAATATTGACGCACCTAAAACTACTATTAAAGAAACAACTATTGATAATGTACACAATACAAATGTTTCATATAATAGAGGTGATGGTTATGGTTATATGACAAATGAATTTGATGCACCCGCTACCCAAAAACAATTTACTTCAAACATTGAATATGGAGGTAATATTAATACATCTCAAAATAATCAAGGTGGTTACTTATCAAACGAATATGAAGCACCAGCGACTCAAAAACAATTCTTATCCGATAATGAATATACCGGTAGTGCTAACTCAGCAAATAAAGCAGCTACAGATAATACCGCAGCTAGAAATATGCTTACAAATGCTGTTAAAGAAGCTGTAGCTAAGGGTAGACAATTTACTCCACAAGGTAATAAACTATTTAATGGTGAAGATTATATGAATGTATTAAATAAAAAACAAAACGCTACTATTAACTACCAAAACCAGTCTAATGTATCAAAAACATATCAAATGATTCCAGGTAAAGAAATAAGCCAACCTACAAATAGACGTGTTCCATTAAGTAATGTACCTGATATTGAAAGAACAAATCCTAAAGTTCTTGATCAATTGAATTCAAACCCCTTCGCTATTTCTATAAATAGAACTGAAGAAAGTGTTATAGAAACTGATTACACTACTGATGAAGATTTTATATAAATAAAAATCTAACTTTGTTGGAGATTTTATTTAAAATCACACTTGAAGATTTTATATAAATAAAAATCTAACTTTGTTGGAGATTTTATTTAAAATCACACTTGAAGATTT